AATGTGTAGCCGTTGCCATCAACGAATGAACAAATCGTCAACGCTCCGTCACTCTCAAACTCGGATATTTTTTTAAGGCTCGCTCCGCGGTTTTAAAAACTCCCTTTTTGATATTAGTTCGAAAAAATTTTAGTCGTCCATAATAAGCTGTATAAAATGCGGATCGTCCTCCCGCACCTCCTTGATCAAGAGATGAGTTTGCGACTCTCCCATTGTGAACCATCGTGATTCCGTAATTGTCTCCTTTTGTCGAGTCGTGAACCTTGACAAGCGATTTAAGTTTTAAGGGAAGAACGCTTGCGATTTTGTTGACATAAGCGGGAATTCTTGACCCTCCGAATTTCTCTTTTTCATTTGATGGGTTTTTTAATTTCAACTTGTTTCCCATATAAATAAAAGTCGCCTTAGATTGCCCGATTTGAGAAAGAGCATATTTCATTTGAGCCTTTAAAGCTTGCAACATTTTTTTATAAAGCGGATTGATTCGATTTGGATAATACTTTGATTTCCCTTTCGGTGTTTGTCCCCACATCCCTTTCCTCCGAGTTTTACGAACGGGATGCAATCGCCCATCGATTCGAATGTATTTCACAAGTGCGGGAGGAAATCCCGCGGGTTGACTCCAACCAAGACCCGAGTTTCCTTGCGTTTGCTTGTAGGTATATTTTGCGGTGATTTTCTTTTTGTCCGCCTTCTTGGTCTTCTCTTGAGTCTTCCCGAGAATTGCCCGACATTCTCCCTTAATTACATCGGCGGAAAGCTCGGTCATAATTCCATTATTTTGATCGACTTGATGTGATGATCCTTTTCGGAATGAAATTCGATGACGGGACAAACCTTCTTTTCTTTCTGAATCATATCGAGCTTGAATTGAGCAAACTTGTAAACGGGATTGGATTTCACCGAACTCCTCTTTCATCATTTGATCATTCATACAACGATCAAGAAAAGCTTGCTCGGTTTCTTCCGCTAATCGATTTGGTATTGGCATTTTTTATTCTCCTTGATTTAAATTTTGATCCCGATCTAAAAGTTCCGCAAAGTTTGCTTGTGCCGTTGTCGGGAATGGATTGAAAAGTTCTTGCCAATCATCGATCCCGTATTCCTCCGCGATCCGTTTTGCGTCTCGGATATTCTTGGCTTTTCGTTCGAGAGAAGTGTTTGCATCATGTCCAAAAGTTGCGGAAACATCATCAAGGGAAATTGCCCCGAGTCCAAGATAAGTCGCGTCGGCTTTAACTTGTGCGACTCGATTCACCCACCTAAAAGCGGGAGGTTGCCAACGAACCTCGAACGGATTGACCTCGTCTTTGTTGTACTCGATTGACCCATCCGCGATCCAATTCGAAACTTTCCACCTCCAAAGCTTGGCAAGGACGGGAATCAAATCCCGTTGCTCGGACTCGATTGTCGCTTGATACAAAAGGATCATTCCTTGGCTTGCGGAAAAGGATGTGTCTCCGATTGTTTGCAAAAGAAACTCGAGGGGAATCCCGAGGCAAGCACCGATCTTTTGAAGTCGATAATGGATATACGGGATCGCTTGAGTATTTGGACGACCGCCCGAACCAATAACGGAAATATCCTCCCCCGCCTCGAGGTAATGAAATTGCCCCGCGTTGAAAGTTTCAAGACGATCGGAATCCTCATCATCTTCCGCTAGTTCAAAATCCATTGCTCCCTCACGCTTGACAACCGCGGAGAGACTCGCGGAAACCTTTGCGGAAATCATTTCGATCTCGTCGTATTCGTCCAAGTCTTGAAGATCATCCGCGACGGGAGCAAGTTCGGGAATCCCACGGATTTGAGTTGGTCGAATTCTTTTGCGATGAAAAATAAAATTTCGGGCGGAGATTCGTTTTACATCTTTCAGAAATCCGTCTTCCCGTGTTCCGATGTGATATGCTCGCGGAGCATTTTGCGGAGTTAATTCAACCCCGTCGATGATCCTCTTTCCGTCTTTCTCTTTTTGTTGATCCGCTTGCTTTTTATGAAATCCTTGCCCCTCATCCGTCCCGATCCGATCACCCTCAACTAATTGGACTCGACCCGTTTTGGTAAGAATTAAACCCCCATCCCCGAAAATGATTGGCATTGATGCGAGTGACTTTTGAAGATCACGCATCGTCATCGAAAAAGTGACCTCGGGACTCCTTGAAAATTCGTTCCATTTTTCCTCGAGCTTTTTATCAAGCTCCTCATCTCCGCTCATTGCTTGCGGAAAAATTCCATTTCCGACGACATCGGTCTCACGGAGTCGGCAAATTGAAGCAACGAGTGGATTATTTCTTCGATAATCCAAAAGCGTCCCGATCACTCTTGCCCGATCGGAAAGATCAAGAGCGAGGTGTTCGGGTTTCGGTTGGCTTTCTCTTCTCCTTGCCCGTCGTCGAGTTGACTTGCTCGCGTCATATCCATTCGCCCGAGAAAAAAGAATTTTCCGAGCAATATTAAATCGGGAGAAAAATGATTTGTTTTTCATATTGCGTCGTTTGTTCGGAAGTTTTCAAGCGACGGACTTTTGTATCCCTTCGCGGTTTTTTCTAAAAGTGCGATCTTACGATCGTAATGCTTTAACTCCCGACGAATTTCCGATCTCCGTTCATGGATGACTTGCCGTTCTTGGACTGAATATTGATTGATCGTGACTTTGCTCAATTCCTTTAAAGCGGAAAGAAGGTTGTTTCGGATTTCGATATAATCGGAAAGGGTCGTCAAATTTGAATCCCCCGAAATTACAACGGGAGCGATCGTCGTGGTTGGAGCGATCGTCGTGGTCGGAGCGATCGTCGTGGTCGGAGCGATCGTCGTGGTCGGAGCGATCGTCGTGGTTGGAGCGATCGTTGTGGTTGGAGCGATCGTTGTGGTTGGCTCGATCGTTGTGGTTGGCTCGATCGTCGTGGTTGGCTCGATCGTCGTGGTTGTTGCGTCCGCAAAATTCCAATGGATTCCCTCCCGACTTCGAGGAATTCCCGATCCGCCCGAATCAATGCCAATGGTTAAATTGTCCGAAGAAACCGAAATGATCTCATAAGTGTTCCCATCAACCAATCCAAAAAAGGGTTTGTTTGCGATTGCGATTATAAATCGCCCGACATCGCTTGCCTCGAAATGTGTAGCCGTTGCCATCAACGAATGAACAAATCGTCAACGCTCCGTCACTCTCAAACTCGGATATTTTTTTAAGGCTCGCTCCGCGGTTTTAAAAACTCCCTTT